TGAGAGAACTAAATTTCAATTTAAACAATGAATTAACTTCTTAGCGTACGTTTTCGTTCCATTGGCCCTCAAACCCCGACTTAAACAAAATGCGCTGTTTGCCTGGTTACGGGAGAACGGCATTCTGATAGCGTCCGGAGGCCGTAAAAATGTACCGTTCCAGCAGTACATCAACGCGGGGTATTTCACGGTGAAAGAAGTGGTGCTGGATGATGAAGATGGCTACCAGATACGGTTGACGCCTCAATTAACGGGTAAAGGCCAGCAGTGGTTGACGCGTAAACTGCTCGATGCTGGCTTGTTAAAACCGGTGGCGGCTGAATAATGGAAGAATGCCCGGTTGATGCCGGGCATAATTTATTGCGCGCTTTCGGGGTTGTCGTTTACTGGCTGCCCCTTCTTGGTTTTACGGCTGCGCGTAACTGATGCGGCTGACTTAACCTTTTTCTCTTCGCGAGTGATGGCAATTTGTTTTTTTACATTTTCAATATCTGCCAGGCGATATATTTTTGCTTGCGGCCAGCGGTCGCAGATGATCGGTTCTATGGAGTCATAAAGGCTAAATTTTGCTTTTTCGAATTCACCGTTGATGATAATTCCATCACGGAGAGTTTCATCGCAGATAAACACGCCACACAGTGGCACATGGTAACTAACTGATTTACCATCATTGTAGTTAGGGCTACTGGAAATGTAGTGGACGCGCAGCATTGTTTCGCTAAAGCCGTGTACGCGCATACGGAATTTTTCATCCTCCGGGTACTGCTTCATTAGCTCTTTTGTTGCTTCCAGGTTCTCTATGTATTTCGCACTGTGCTCATTGATCTCCGCGCTTTTTTGGATGCGAATGTCCTTATCAATCAGATGAATAATGCGGCCAGCGGTCATGTTGACGCTGTTCACAGCTTCTGTCTGATAAGTTGTAACCTTACGCACACCGCGAAGGATGTTAGGCACTGGATATAAAATAGTCTTTGGGATATTGAGGTCTGGGTACTGTTCCAGTTCCCGCGCCATTAAAGTCCATTTATCAATTTCAGCCTGAATGCTGTCAGTTTCTTTGAACGGTAGAACGACAACCGGGCGTACAGGACGACCGTCGCTGGCTGTATCAACGTGTTGGGCGCGTGCAACAGCTTTTTTTAGAAAGAGATCCCTGAAGCTGACGAACTCCTGGTACAGTTGTTCGCCGTAGACATAATTTATCATTGATCCTCCTCCAGAATTGACATGGTCAATAACGCCCGGCTGAGAAAACCGGTCATTACTGACCTATATTATAGAGGGATCAAACGAAAATAATAGATTTATTAGTGCATTTATTGTGAGTCTAACTGGTTAGTTGCCATGAGATATTCGATTGTGTCAGTGAGGTCATCCAGGTCGTCTTGGGTGATGCGGTACTCCTGATTGGATATCTTTGAGTAGTGTTCAGCAATGGCGCGGGCTGCGTCGGTTTCGGCAGGGTCTACAGATAAAGCGTTAGAGCAATGTCTAACGTCGCCGATGGTTGGTTGAATGAAAGCCATAATTATGCCTCACTGTATTGACAACACAGAGCCTGAAGCTCTGACCTACTGTTTCACCCATGATCCATGCTGGGGTAATCTAACAACATTGCGCTGTGTGTAAGATGAGCAATGCATAGCTGTAATGCCGTTGTATAAGGTTTCCCTGTTTGCTCATTTCCTTCTGAGCCGCTCTACAACGCTGAAGACACATTAAATAGTGAATCCAAAGTCGTATTACGTAACGGCGGCAAAACTATAATTTATTAGAGCAATTGTCAAACAACTATGAAAAACAATCCAGTTTTTGGCTGGTGGAGTGGGATTTTTCTCTCAAAATTTATTGCTCTAATAATTCTTGATTTTTATGCGCAGCTGGACGTAAACTCCTCTTCAGACCTAATAACTTCGTATAGCATACATTATACGAAGTTATCTTAAGGGTTATTGAACATGATCAATTTACCTGTAAATCCATACAGCTCAATACCTTATCAGGTCAAATAGTGATCACTTGATCATTTGATCAAGGTTGCGCTACGTAAAATCTGCGAAATGTTGGCAGTGTTAGTGCTCCAGATTTCGCGTAGCGCACTTAGCACCACCAATCAATCAGAGGTGAAAAATGGGATATTCAGCTGCTAAAGTGTCCACTCATCTTGAGCTTGAGAAAAATCGTGGTTACTGGCGGGCGAAAGGGTTTGATCGTGATAGTTGTCAACTGTCATTATCGCGCGGTGAAGAAAAGATAGAACGCAGTCGCGGTCGTTGGCGTTTCTATGACGAGAACCATAAACAGGTAAAGGCAGAGCCGATCCTGTACACTTTACTTAAAACCATTATCTGAGTGTCAAATGTCCAATTTACTGACCGTACACCAAAATTTGCCTGCATTGCCGGTCGATGCAACGAGTGATGAGGTTCGCAAGAACCTGATGGATATGTTCAGGGATCGCCAGGCGTTTTCTGAGCATACCTGGAAAATGCTTCTGTCCGTTTGCCGGTCATGGGCGGCATGGTGCAAGTTGAATAACCGGAAATGGTTTCCCGCAGAACCTGAAGATGTTCGCGATTATCTTCTATATCTTCAGGCGCGCGGTCTGGCAGTGAAAACTATCCAGCAACATTTGGGCCAGCTAAATATGCTTCATCGTCGGTCCGGGCTGCCACGACCAAGTGACAGCAATGCTGTTTCACTGGTCATCCGACGGATCCGAAAAGAAAACGTTGATGCCGGTGAGCGTGCAAAACAGGCGCTGGCGTTCGAACGCACTGATTTCGACCAGGTTCGTTCACTCATGGAAAATAGCGATCGCTGCCAGGATATACGTAATCTGGCATTTCTGGGGATTGCTTATAACACCCTGTTACGTATAGCCGAAATTTCTAGGATCAGAGTTAAAGATATCTCACGTACTGACGGTGGGAGAATGTTAATCCATATTGGCAGAACGAAAACGCTGGTTAGCACCGCTGGTGTAGAGAAGGCACTTAGTCTGGGGGTAACTAAACTGGTTGAGCGATGGATTTCTGTCTCTGGTGTGGCTGATGATCCGAATAACTACTTGTTTTGCCGTGTCAGAAAAAATGGTGTTGCCGCGCCATCTGCCACCAGCCAGCTATCAACTCGCGCCCTGGAAGGGATTTTTGAAGCAACTCACCGATTGATTTACGGGGCTAAGGATGACTCTGGCCAGAGGTACCTGGCCTGGTCTGGACACAGTGCCCGTGTCGGAGCCGCACGAGATATGGCCCGCGCCGGAGTTTCACTACCGGAGATCATGCAAGCTGGTGGCTGGACCAACGTAAATATTGTCATGAACTATATCCGTAACCTGGATAGTGAAACAGGGGCAATGGTGCGCCTGCTGGAAGATGGCGATTAGCCATTAACGCGTAAATTATTGCTCTAATTCTTTGATATTTATGGTGACATGTGAGAAAGGATTTCAACATCGACGGAAAATATGTAGTGCTGTCTGTAAGCACTAATATTCAGTCGCCAGCCGTCATTGTCACTGTAAAGCTGAGCGATAGAATGCCTGATATTGACTCAATATCCGTTGCGTTCCCTGTCAAAAGTATGCGTAGTGCTGAACATTTCGTGATGAATGCCACCGAGAAAGAAGCACGGCGCGGTTTTGCCAAAGTGATGGCCGAGTTTGGCGAATTTTTGGGGCACGTTGACAAAGCCCTTTCAATCAGTTCAGCAAGGTCCAAAGCGTTAACAGCTTCCATGCTGAAATAAAAAAAGCCTGGCAAGGAGCCAGGCTGCACAAAAGAGCGGGTTTGTATTCCGCATCCAATCAATCAAGAAGGAGTATAGCACACAGGTACTGAAATGAAAAAATGTGATTCGCGATAAATAACTTTAATTGCTCTAATTGATTGCTATAATTGAGCCGCAGTTTTTGTCAACTACGAAGACGTTGCCATTACTTCACTCCTTGACATCATTGGCGGCCATTAGGCCGCCTTTTTTTTGCCATATGAAAACAATCGAACAAAAACTTGAACAGCGCCGCGAGTGGCAGAAGGCAGCCAGAGAACGAGCGATCGGCAACGGGAAAAGTTGGCTGACCCCGCCTGGCGAGAATCGCAATATCAGAAAATGCGGGATTCTATCGACCGCCGTATCGCTAAACAGAAAGAGCGCCCACCAGCCAGCAAAACGCGGAAAAGTGCGGTAAAAATAAAATCTCGTGGCTTGAAGGGGCGAACACCGACGGCGGAGGAACGGACCATCGCCAATGCTCTTGGCACTCTCCCCTGCATTGCCTGCTACATGCATGGAGTAATATCTGAAGAGGTGTCTCTGCACCATATCTCCGGTCGTACCGCGCCGGGTTGTCACAAAAAGCAATTGCCCCTTTGTAGATGGCACCACTAGCATGCAGCACCGGCTGAAGTAAGAGAAAAATACCCCTGGCTGGTCCCCGTTCATGCCGATGGTGTGGTTGGAGGCAAGAAAGAATTCACCTTGCTGAACAAGTCAGAGATGGAATTGCTGGCTGACGCCTATGAGATGGCAAACATCATGCACTAATAAATATATTATTTTTAATCTGAAATAATTGACAACTGACAAGTGACTTCAGTCAGAATCATCACATGCCCGGTACGGATGGATCCCTTTTCAAATATTCCATGGACGGCACAGTCTGAGTACCGGGCGCTACCTTCAGTTGTATTGCTAAGCCGCCGCTGGTGGCTTTTCTTTTTTATAGGGGGCGCTATGGATAAGAAAATATGCGTTGTTTCGATGAGCGTCGGTAAACCGGCGTCAATGACTGCTGCATGGATCAACAACGAGCTGATAATGGCTGAGCGGACCAGCTACCCTGAACGCCGCCGCGATATGGAACTCCAGCTGCTGCGCGAATTGCGAGAAAAAGAGGAAAAGGGTTTTATCGTGCTGGTGGAAGAGGAAAACAGCTTTATTACCGGTCGAGTTGGCCAGCGTGTAAGGTTGCGCGATCCCTTCATGAACGGCAGGCCGGTACTAATTGAAGCAATGCAGATTTACAAGGAGTTGGAACGCCAGAAAGCGATCAAGTTACCGCGCAAGGAATCCGGCAAATACATCCTCCACCAAAGCATCTTCGATTCCGAACACGATAAAAAAGGCGATGAGTTTTTCAACATCAACTGGATCGAAATAACGACAGAGCATGTTCTGACGTTGTTATGCTGCTTCGCAACAGAATACAACAACGTGGTAAGCGCAGACTACATCAGGACAATGACAGACACCGTTACTAAACAAGACAACGAATATTCACCATATGTGATCCTACCCACGTAATATGGACACAGGCCTAAGCGAGGTTCTTGTTTTCAAATTGTTCCGGACTGAGGCCGCCAC